AGCATGTGGCGCGGCCCTACCATGACGCCAACGTGCCACACATGCGCGCGCCCGCGCAAGAGCGCGATATCAAACGCCTCGCCATGCGTCGTCGAAACCCACGTTTCCGCGACACGAGCATCCTCTATCGCCGCAGCCATTGTCCGCGCGACCTCGACCAGCTTGGCCGCGTCAATCTCGCCATAGGACGGCAGGTCGATTCCGCGCTGATCGGAGTAAACCCGCCGCACCAACTCCCAGCAATGCGCATCAGCGTAAGGCGTGCCGATGTATTTTGCCCACCACACACTCACGAGAAAAGCCCCGGCGTTCTCGATTCCGTAGCCCGCAAGCCCGGATACGGCTCTTGGGTGTAGTCGCGCAGCATCAAGCGCCCGCTTGCCTCGCGCGCGGTGCCGCTCACGTCCATCAGATCGAAGTTTAGGAATTGCATGATCGGCACTGGCGTCCGCACTGTCACGCGCGGCTCTTGCGTCAGGTCGAAATCGTGACTGGTCAGAACCCAGATTGAAATTCGTGCGCGCTCGGGCAGGGCAATCAATGCCTGCGCTATCGTGCGGTCAATCGCAGGCAGACTGATGCGCGCCTCTGGTGGCCGGTCATTGTCGTTCACCGCCTCGAACTCGAACATCACCGGCGACCATTCAACGCTGTTCCAAGTGTACGGCAGAACGTCAGTCACGACGCGCAAAGGTTCGCTCAACAATGGATGCGAAATCTCGGCAAAGACCAAGTTTACATCGCCGCTTGCCTCAGCATTTAGGGACTCGTGAACGGCAGGCACTAGGTCGCGATTCATTGCAGGAACCCCGCCAGCCAAGCAACACCAGTCGGGGCAGTCTGCGGAACGTCGCCGTCATAGGCCCTTGTCAAAAACCGTTGCGAGTATAGGCCGCGCTGTTCCAGCACCAGATAGTTGCCAGTGATGCCCGCCAGCGCTGTAGCCGCAACCGGCACGCCCGCAATCCAGTATTTATCCGCCGTGTAATCCGCCACCCAATCCGGCACACGCGCGCTAGCTGCGGCAATGTAGGGGGCGAGTGGCACTTGGCCGGGCAGGATCATCACGCTAAACCCAATCCGCACAACCTCGCCGCCAAGGTAGGACGGCTGATAGGTTGCGGGCGCGAACTTGAACCGCTTTACCACTTGCGTTGAAGGATGCCGCCATATGAAGGTCAGCGCCCCGGCCTGTATCGTCTCGTGAAACCATGTCTCGAAAGTTTCGAACTGCGCATAGGTTTGAAAGTGAATCCCCATGTTCCACATATCAACCCGAGCCGTTGTGCGCCGCCTTGTAATCGCCGGGCCAATATCAGGTTCAAAGGACGCAAGCTGATCTTGCGGGGACCCCGTGCTGTCAAGCGTCGGGTAAAACTGCAAGGCTTCCTCGAATGGCCAGTAGAGAATTGTCATGTCACCGCCTCACAGTCGAAGGGGATACGCCGAACCGCCCGCCAAGCTGCCGGTCAAACCCGCCGCCCCCAAGTTCCTCGCCGACAATAGTTCGCACAATCTCCCGCCCATCAGGCGCACGGCCTCGCTCTTGCCGCACCGGCTGGCCAGTGTTGTTTACGATCTGGACAATGGTGCCGCTATCCCTGCGCGGCATCCCGCCTCGCGTGTGGTCTATTACTGTTTCCCTAGGGTGCATCATGGCCATAAAGCCGCCCTTGCCGTCCAGCCCGCCGCTACGGGCCGCGTTGCCGGTATACCCGCCGCCAGCAAAACTTGCCGCCGCTAGGTTTAATTTTGGCGTCGGCCCAAAGGACGGCAGAAACCGCGATATGATCTGCGTGAACGCCTGGTTGAATAGCGTCTCGGCAATGCTTTGAAGCAGCCGCTGCATAGACTGGCGCAGTCGTTCCGCCGCGTCTTTTAGGCTTGTTGCCTGCGCCAGCGAACCGGCAAACGCCCCGGCCAACCCCTCGCCAAGTTGCTGCGATATTGTTTTTGTGTCCTCCATCGCATCGGCTAGCTTTGGAACCTTTGAACCACCGCCTCCACCTTCGGGGTCCAGATCGGCAAGCGAATCGTTCAGCAGGTTGACCGCAGATGATGTTTCGTCGGTTTCATCTTTGACCCCTGCCATTGCGTCCCGCAGCGCTTGGATGCTGGCAAGCGGGGCGCGTGCCGCCTGAAACTGCGTTGATGCCAGCCCTGCCGCCGCGATGCTTGCCGCCTGCGTCTCAGTCACAAGGCTGGATATTGCGTCAGCCGCGCCCGCACCCATGCCGCTCACCTGAAAGTCGATGCCAATTCCAGCGAATAGATTATTCACTCCATCGGCAACGGTTTGCGTCACGTCTGCAAACTTGCGCAATATCCATTCGAAGGCCATCAGGAAGGATGCCTGAATCATCTTGGCAACCGAACTGATCAGATTTCCCATGCCTGAGAAGTTGGCACTCATGCGCGCCACAACTTCGCGGCCCACATTGCCTAGAAGTTCTAGCGCCCCTCCCGCGCTGCCCACCGCCGTAACCAGCCGACCAAACATGGCGACCGCAACGCCAGCGCCGACAACCAGTATCCCGATGCCCGAGGCAAGCAACGCCGCCCTCAGGGCAACCAATGCGCCCGTCAGCGAAAACGTCGCCAGCTTCGCAACCAACAGCGCGCCGACATACCGAACCCCGAACGCCGTCACCGCGACCGCCATAGTCGAAGCCAGAATGTCCAGATTGCCAATCAACCCGTCTATCACAATTCGCAGCGCGCCGCCTTCGCGCAGGCTGTCAGTCATTGCAGTCGCCATGCGGCCCAGCGCCGGAACCAGAACCAGCGCCAACTCCTGCCCGGCATATTGCCCGATCAGCCCCAACCGCCCGATAGCGTCGTTTGCCGCCTCAATGCCGGGGGCCATCCTGTCAAGCCGCTCGCCTGCAAGGCCGTAGTCTAGCAAGTCCTCGCGGGCTTTGCGCAGCGCATCGCCGCCGCCAATGACTGCCAGCACCATCTCGCGGTTACGGATGCCAAATCCCTGCAATACCGCAGATGCCTCGCCCGTCGTCAGGCCAAGGTCTTTTACGCGGTCCGCGATCAGCGCCAGCTTTTCGTCAGCGTCCAAATTGTCCAGATCAGCCGCAGCAAGCCCTAGCTGGCCAAGCGCCTCAGCCGCCACCTTGCCGCCCTTGGCAATCTCGCGGTCAAGGGACTGCATCCCGTCCGCCAGCGTTTCAACGCTTACACCAGCCTCGCCCGCCGCCAATTCAAGCGCGCGAAAACCTCCAATGGATGACCCGAGCCTGCGCGCCGCCTTTGCCGTCTTGTCCAGATCAGCCGCGCCTTTTAGAGCCGCCGCAGATATAGCAGTGCCAAGCGCAATCGCAGCACCGGCCACCGCCAGAAAGCTGTTCCGCATGGCATTTAAGGGGTTTTGAACACGCCGCGCGCCGCTCTCGAAATTGGCGCTGTCCAGTCCAAGGTTGACCCGAAGTGCGCCGATTACTGATTGCGACATTTCACGCCCCTCTTAGGCAAACTTCGCGCGCCATTGTTCCTGCGTGATCGTCGGCAACGATGCCCGCAACGTCGCCAACCTTAGCACCACATCGCCGCCGCGTTCAACCTTGCCAGCGTCACCCGCGATAAACTTGGCCGCGTCTGGCAGTGTCTTTTGCCGCGACAGTGCCTCGACGTGCCATGCCAGCCATGCGCGGTTTCGTTGCTCGCCGTCCATCCGATCCGATGCCCCCCGCATTTGCGCAAGGTATAGGCGAGGCGTCAGCTTCCAAAAGCCATCTGGATTGAAGCCCGCCGCAACATAGGCGCGCATCATTGCCAGATAGTCTAGGCCACCTTCGCCCTCGCCTTTCGTGCGTTTCCCAAGCCCTCAACCTCCTTGGCGTTCGGGCTGGCCGCTTGGATCACGTCCATCATGCAATCGACGTTGGCGCTCAGGACTGTTCCAGCGTCTTGCAAGGTGGCGTCCGCGTGATGGTGCCGCATGAATGCCCACATCATCGCGCGCATGGTTTTCACGCTTACCTTGCCGGTCTCGAACTTGGCAAACGCCTCTAGCGCATCCTCGCCAGTCGCGTCTTCGAACTCGCACATGGCGTTGAAGTCGCACCGCAGAGTGTAGGTTGTGCCGTCCGCCTCAACCGTCGCCTCGCCAAGAAACCGATTTGCCATTACGCGATCACCTCGTTTAGCCGGAACGTCGCCGTCGCCATCATCTTGTCATTGACCGGCGCTGTGCGTGCGTAGCTTTTCAGGAAGCCCGCATACGTTTCAGCCGTTCCGGTCGCGGTCAGCGTGATTTCGATCTGAACCGTTTCGCCGGTCGCCTTGATCGCCTGCAAGAGCGTGTCAGTCGCGCTTCCCTCAATATAATTCATCGGGATCGAGACTTCGCCGCCGTCTGTAAGGCCTGCGATGAATTGCTTGCGCCGACCGGGCGACTGCATATGCGTCACCTCGATTTCATCAATCTGTTCGTCTGGCATCTCCAGATCGCCGATGAAAGCCAATTCAGTCCAAGTTGGCGTTACACCTCGACCGATACGAACAGTGCTGCCGTAACCAATTTTACCATCTTCTGACATGTCACGCGCTCCAATGTGTCATAAAGTCTGCCGATATGCGAAAGGGCCGATCTGGCTCATTCGTTCCTGTCTCACGCCCATCGCGCGAAGTCGCGTGAAAGACGCCCTGAAAGTTCCCGCCTCG